CGTTCAGCGTCAACAACCCCATCCACAGAGAATTTTTATTGAGTATCTTGAGGGTTCCGGCGTTCACGGTTGTTCCGCCCGCGTAATCATTGGCGGCGTTCAGGAACAACAGACCGCTGCCATTTTTCACCAACGACCCACTGGCTCCTCCGATGATGCCCCCGCTGAGCGTCAGGCTTCTACCGAGCGAATCCGCTTCCGTGCAGTTGATGGCGAGTGTCCCCTCAAGCGTGATGGGATTGGCTATGGTGTGGATTTTTCCCGCAGCCTCAGTATTGATGAATGCTCCACTGTGCAGTGTAAACGGCAACCCGGAGAGGTTGAAGGACGCACCTCCCGCCGCAAAGGTGATGCCTTTCAGGGCCAAGTCCGAGATGTCGTTTACCGGGGAAGAGCGAAGCAATCCCGCAAACGTGAGCGTGTCACCGTTTTGCGGGATCGACAATTCCGTCCAGTTTTCCTGACGCGACCAGAATGCGTCCACCGTGCTTCCGCCGCTCCAGATCACTGGAAGGCGGGAGCCCAGCCGGACAAACATCATTTTCGCGGCGGCAAACATCAGGCGAGTTCGGTTTCGAGTGCGATGGCTTCCGCTCGCAGTGATTCGATGCGGGCGAGTTTGGCGAGCCGCTCCTTCTCCTGCGCCGGGGTGAGGAAGTCGCGAGCCAGTTGCTCGTATTGCGCCGGGTCGCCGGATTGGAGAACCGAAGTGACCCGTTGCTCCATGGCGGCTTGGTAAGCGATCTTTTCGTTGAGCGCGGTTTGTGCGGCCGCAAGCTCTGCGTTCTTGGCCGAGAGGGCCAAGCCGTGTTCCGCCGCAAGGGTGGTGATGCGGTCTTGCGCTTGCTCCAGTTGGCTTTGAGTGAATGTTGCGAGTTCGATTAGGTTCATGACGTTATGTGGGTGAGAAGTTTTGAATGATGCTGCCATACCACTTATACCCTGTTCCGGCAGCGTTGGGTCCAGCGGCGAAGGACAAGATGTCCACCTTGCCTGCGATTGCGGTGATGACGGGTGCCACGCCACCGCTCCAAATCACGTCCGTAAAGGACGCGGTGGTGGGTGTCGCTGCCTGCTTGAGGTGGAAGATAATCGACTTCCCAGCGGCAGGCGTGGGCAGTGTGAACGTGGCTGGACCGCCAGAAGTCAACGTGGCTGTGATCACGGACTCTGCTACGGCAGTGAGAACCACAGTGCCTACTATCTGCCCAACCGAGTAAACGCCTTCGATGAAGGATTTCGCAGAGACACTCGTCAGTCCTGAGACGACATTCGGCAGGGTGATCAATGCGTTCCCATACTCAGAGATGGCGACATTGACCCTGTTTGTGGTGCCAGAGACGCCCGTTACGACGATGTCGGAGGTCAGTGCGAGGGTGCCGGATGTTACGGGCAGGTAGATGACGGCGTTCGGAACGCCACTCTGATACTGTTCATAGGTGTCAGCACGCAATGTGATGGATTGATCCACCTCAAACTCGCCACCGTTGAAATCATTGTCGAACTCAATGCCGTTTCTTAACACAGGGGCCAAGTTGAACGTAACATTATCGTTAAACCCCGCCTCTGCGTCAAACAAAGTAAACGAATTGAAAGCGGCCCCCGCTTGGAAATAAACATGGTCATCAAATTTTTTGATCCCTGAAATCGCTGGCTTTCCGACGGTTCCGTCCTGATTTCCGGTGATTGTGACGTAGTTTGTGATGTCGGTGGCCGCAGCCGTCCCAAGGGTCGGCAGATTGTTGAGATCGTGGTAGTCGGTAAAGCCAGTCGCGGAGATGACGCTGTCGGTGATGTTGATGCCTGTGCCTGCGGTGAGAATCTTATCCGCATCCCACCCCGTGCCGTTCCAACGATACCAAAGACCTGAAAACAGTTTGTTGTAGAGCTGACCAAGGTAACTGCCCACGGGGCTGGCAACCGTGATGTCTTTCGAGGTATCTTGTCTTATCCAGAACGCAGCATCCACTGGCGTGGTGTTGGTGGTATTGTCTACCGAAACGAACAGCGTAGTATTGATACCCACTGAACCCAACCCAATACTCCCGGCACTCTCGACTAGAGTCCAAACTGATGGCGCAGGTGATTGCGCCCCGTAATAATCACTGGCGATGGTGAAGGATGGGGAGCCTGCTTTTTGGTATTTTGGCTTACCTAAGCTACCCGTCGCCCCGGTTGGCGAGTAAAGGCCGTTGGCAGCCAACGGCGACATGATCCCGGAGACAATTATGTCTTGCCCCACAAGGACCATGTTCGGATAACCCTGAGCATACTTGGTGGGGCTTAACGGAGTAGACAAGCCAGACAACGCTTCAACGTATTCATCATCCTTGACCCACTCATTGCCATCCCAGCGATACCAGATTTTTGAACTTGTAGCGTAGTAAAGCTGACCAAGGTGGGTTGCAACCGGGGATGCGTAACTTACAATAGAGCCCCCGGACATTGCGGATGTGATGGAGACGTTTCCGGCTAGCTCGCTGAGTGTGATGCCGTTTCCTGTCGGTCCTGCTGCTTTCGCAGTTAGGGTGACGACCCCGTTTAATGAAGACGCGATGACATTTGGGTCCGACCCACCACCTATCCAGCTATTGATGCGGGAAACGAGAGCCAACGCCCATCGTGTCGTCATGGGTGAAAGACTAAGACCGGTGGGGGCGGATACGTCAGTGGGTGTGCCGGGCGATGTCGTCGGAGCGAGGTAATAGGTGGTAGAGGCGATGGTGATCGTTTCACCGGGGCTTGGCGAGTCAGTGAACGTGATCGTTCCAGTCGCTTTAGTGCCAACTTCATTTATTGGACCAGAAAAACCGCTCAGAGCGTCAGGCATATCCAGTGAGATCACGCTGTCGTCGATGGAAATGCCTGTGCCTGCGGTGAGACTGGTGCCGTCGCCGGGATCGCCCTTGTCCGCGACAGGCGTCCACGAGGCGTTGATTGAGCCGGGGGCTGGAGGGTATCCCGGATTGTTGGGATTTCCGGTTCGGTAATAAAACCCCCCGCTGTAGGTCACAGCGTCGTTGATAGCATAGTCGGCCCCATTGTCATACGCGCCAATAAAGACCCATGGCGGCGGACCTTGGACACCTTGGATGCCTTGGGGGCCGATGGGTCCGGGGGTAGTGGATGGTGATCCGGTGTTCCCGATAGGCCCGATAGGTCCGGTGGCTCCGGTGGCTCCGGTGGCTCCGGTAACTCCGGTGGGGCCGGTAGGGCCGGTGGCTCCTTGCGGGCCTTGGGGGCCGACGACTGAAATTTGCGGGTCTTCCACCACAAAGATGGGGCCGGATGGTCCGGAAAGCCGGGTGACGTCCCGGTTCAAAGTGAGAGTGCCTGACGCCACGGTGCGGGTGTGGTTGGGCGCGGCAATTTGGTAGGCTTGGATGTCCCAGACATATTCCCCAGCGGCGGCCTCGAACGCGGGCGACTCGCGGAACGTGTCCGCCCGCGTAACCTCCACGTTGGCGCTGCTGCCGCTCACCGTGAGCCCATAGACGGATGTCTTTTGGAAGAGACGTTGCGCGTCTGTCTGCGAGGCGCTTGCCTTGACCGTGAACAGCAGCGTCCAGCCGGTTCCCGGCGCGAAAGGACGTCCATTCCACCGCAGCGGAACACTGTGGGTTTTGGAATCGCCGATGTTCTGGTAAAGAATCATGGTTTAGCCGGGCTAAAGAAAGAGAGAGCCCGCCTTCGCTCTGGACGAAGACGGGCCGGTTGGATTACGTCGCAGTGCGATACCAGATGCCGCCGACAGCCTTGCAGGTGCCGGAGGTGTTCACGGCCACGGTCGCCAGCCCAACAAGAGTGTCGGGTGCGGTGACACCAAAAGTGGCTGTGCCGGATGTGGATACAATGGTAAACTCTTTCTTTTTCCCTTTGGAAGAAGGAAGAGTGTAGGTCGCGGCAGCAGTAGTCACCGTGACCTTACGACTAAGAGTTGCAGCGGCCCCAAGGGTGCTGATCTTCTTATTGTAAGTGGTCAAAGACGGAACGATTTGTTTCATGATGATTTTAAGTAGGCCCGTTAAGCAGAAAACCCCGGCCCGGATGGGCGTCCGAACCGGGGATAACACACTACTGTTTAGCCAAGCGAGCTGCCATCAATGATGCGGCCGTCTGGGAGGGCTACTGCGAGGTGACGGATCACGACGCCAAACTCCGGAGAGTCGGGGCGGGTGCCGTTTGACCACACGCCACGGAACTGGCCGATGGAGCCGTCCGGGTTGTCATCGCGGTGTTCGTAGTTGGTCCAGCGGTAGTTGCCCGCGTAGTTCATCGCAGGGAAACTGGCTTGACCCACCGAGGTGATCGGCTTTGGAACCAGCGTGGTGCAGACACCTTGATGGAAGATGTAGCTGTCTTCCCATGTGGCGGTGAGCCAAGCGGGGTTGGGGACGCGCTTCAACTTCGAGGTGCCGTCGCCGGTGGTTCCGGTCGTGGCAACGTGGAACTGAGGCACTGCGAACCATGCGGTTCCGACTGTCGAGCTCAACGCGCCAGCGGCACTGCCGTTAGCCAACTTGAGGTAAACAGTTGCGGTTCCGGTTCCGGAAGCAAATGTTCCACCTTGAGCCAACCGTTTGACGACAACATAGTCCACCGAGCCAAGCTTGATCGTGGTTCCCTTGTAAGGAATATAGCTCAGACCGGTAAGCGCGGCGGATGCTGGAAGACTTCCAACTGGAGCCGTGATGACAGCGGTGACAGCTCCGGATTCCCAACGGTTGGTTTTTTCGTCGCAGGTGTGGACGAAACCGTTGTAGCTGACCTTTTGGCCCATCGACTTGAGCAGATACTCGTTTTGCGAGCTGTAGCGGAAATCCTCGCGGCGTTCCGGATCAGCCATCACCAGACGGCGCGAAGAACGCGGCGAGGTGATCAACGAGTAGCTGGAGCTGCCACCGGCTTCGCCGAGCGCACCTGCACCTGCACCTTGATGGTTGAGGTATTCGTAGATGATGTCGGTGAATTCGTTGGTCAGGATGGAGGAGTCGGTTCCGGTTGGAGCCGGGAACGCAACCGAACCGTAGGTGCTTGGAGTCAGGTTGAAACCGGAATCAAGAACAATGAGCTTGTCAGCCACGCGGGTGTATTCGCTGCGGCCACGGTTGATTTGCAGCTCGCGGCCTTGGTCGGCAAGGGCGTCTGTGCAGGCACCCATTTGCTTCACGCGTTGGAACTTGTCGCGAAGGTTGTTGGTGTTCATCGGCGGTCCCCACACAGCTTTGTGTTGGAGGCGATAGTCACGGAGGGTTTCCGTGAAGGTGACGGTGTCCGCAGGAGGGAGACCGTCGCCGGTGCCGCTAAGGTGGTTCGCTTCCGAGTCGTTGAGGGTGACGTCGGTAGCGACATCGGCCCAATCCACTTCTTCAACGAGATCAGCGGCAAGACCGGCTTCCGACAGCATGGCGCGGTCGAACTGCATGGTCTTTTGCTTGCTGGACATTTCATCGCCCCATGTTTCCTTTTTGCAAAGGGTGATCCAAGGGGTTGGACGGGCCATGATCTTTTGATTGATCATCGGTCCGATTTGAGGTGCTTGTTGGACCATGAGGTCCGTGACGGAATAGGTAGCCATAATTTTAGGTGGTTATCGAGATTTGTTTAGCCCGGCTAAAGACGCGTGGCGTCAGGTTGGTTAATGCCGGAAAATGGAAAACAGAGCTGGCGCATGGGCGCTTGCTCAACGGATGCTTTCTAACTAGGACGATAACGCACGAACTGGCGGACTAGGACCTTCTTTAGAACACGCCTTGTCGTTGTGTTCGGGAAGGTTTTGCCCTAATCCGCCAGAGGAGTCAACTACCAATGTTGAGAAATCTTGAAATTCCTCAAATCTTTATTAATTCGTGAAGGCATAGTCGGCGGCCATCGCCTCCATGAAGTCCTTTGGCTTGCTGTCGGGCTTGGTGGCTTGCACTGAACCACCTGCTTTAGCGGCGGTGCGGACGCTCTTGACGTCTTCCTTCTCATACACAGAAAGGCGCTTCTTGAGGGCGACCAGCTCTTTCATCGCGTGAGGCAGGGCGGACCCGGCGAACGCGGCGAACGCCATGTCATTTGCTTTAGCCCGGCTAAAATCAATCGCCAGCCCCTTGGAGACCAATTCCTTGAACTTAGGCGTCTCGCCGTCTTCGTCGACAAAACCGGGGATGACCTCCTTGTATTTATCCCAGATGGATTTCTGGAGGGTTTGGACGCTGACGCGTTGGTCGGCCAGCAGCTTACGTTCGGACTCGACGCGCTGAATTTTCTGGCGCTCAAGCTCTTGCTCGGCGTTGGCCATCATCTGCTCGCGCTTCTCGACGAGGTCGCCGAACTTCTCGCCAAAAGACAACACCTTGGATTGGATGACCAGCGACGCCTCGCCGAAGTGGGTGGACATGAGTTCTTCCTGAACCACTGGGTCGCGCTCCTTGATGATTTGGCGGAGGATTTGGGGATCGAGCTGGAGGCGCTCCGAAAGTTGGTCGGCTTGGGTGAAGATGGACGCGGCGGGTTGAACCACCTCGCGCTGGTAAACGTCTTCCGACTCCACCTTAAGCTTGGCGCTTTGCGAGCTGACGTCGGCAAGACGGGCTTTCAGTCCTTCGATTTCGGAGGTTTTCAACTCAAGCTCTTGCAGTTTGGCTTGGACCTCTGGCGTGACAGTGGATTGTTTGGCGGCTTTGAGCTCGGCCTTGAGGGCGCGGAACTTCTCTCCTGCCTTGGCTTCCATCCCTTTCACCTCCTCCTCGGTTTGCTTGTCGAAGGCCTCTTCGTTGAAGTCGCCTTCCTTGACTGGTTCCTTGGTCTCTGTGGGCGTTTCTGGCGCGTCGGAGAAGAAGTCCTCCTCAATGACAGGGGTGGTGTCTTCTGGCTCGTCCTTGGGCTCGTCAGAAGCTTGGGAGACGGGTGCTACAGACTCGGGCTCGACATCCGGTGCGGAAGGTTCGGCTTCCTGACCAGCCTGCGGGCCGTCAAAAAACTTGTCCATTGCAGCCATGATGTCGCCATCGGGATTGCCCCAGTTTTCCGGGGCCAGTTCGTTTGTGTTTTCTTCAGACATAGTGTGTTTGGTTGGAGAATGGTCGCTTCGTTCAGTTGTTGGTTGGCTTGAGGCGGCGGGCGGTGGAGCCTTCAAAGGACGGCTTAATCTCCGCTAACGCGTAAAGCTTCAGCAACACCGCCACGGCCCCTTCGGTGTGGTTGTAGGCCATCGCGCAGGCTTCCAGCGTGGAGGCCCCGCGCTTGTCGCGGAACACCCCGTTGAGGGCTTCTTCGATGGCTTTGCCGAACGTCTGGCTGGAGAGCAGCGTCTTGAGGTCCTGCTGCTCTAGGACGGATAGTGTGTGTTTCATGAATCTTTAGCCGGGCTAAACTTGCGTGGCCTTGAGACGCTGGAGCTTGGCTTGGGCTTCGGCGTCTTTGGTGACTAGTCCGCTCATTGCCTTCTGGGCCTCGGCAACTTGCTTCCATTCCCCGACCTTCTTGATGTTCTCCAGCTTGAGCAAGCCGATTTGCATTTCCTGCTGCATCTTCTGACGATGCTTCATGTCGCTCACCTGCATTTCCTGCTGGGTCTTTTGCTGGAGCTTCTGCTCTTCGTTGAGTTCCTGCGGCTGGCCACCTTGTGGCTCCTGACCCTCTCCCTCTTGCGCCGCCTTGTTGATCATCTTCAGACCGTTGACCACAATCTCGCCCACCTGTTGCACCGTTTGCTGGTGCATGTTCAGCTCAGGCTGCACGCTCTCGTGCACCACCGTGATCTCCAAGGTGGCGACGCAGTGGTCGTAAAGCATCTGGTGCTCCATCGTCCATTGCATGAGGTCGACTTGTCCCTCGTCCACACCCTGAAGACTCTCCTTGAGCTTGTTGATGTGGATGGGGAGATGCACCATGTGGAGTTGGCCGTCCTTCGGGTCCATGTAGTCGCCTTCGAGAAGCTGGAAGTTTTCCAAGGTGGCGATTGAGTCGTCGTATGGAATCCGGGTTTCGTTCGGTGTTCCGGCGTAGCGGTCGGCCAAGTCCACCCCGCCCAACATGATCAAACGGTCGTAGTCGAAATTCTTCCGTCCAACCGCGTCCCACGTCGAATACCCTTGCTGGATTTGATCCATTAGCATGATGCGCGACGCCCGCGATCCGGTGCCGATGATCCGGGTGGCCTGCACCCGCTTGAAGTCAATTTGCTTGAAGACACTCTCAGGGACGCCACGGGCCACACAGCGGGCCTTCATTTCGCGCACGCGGGCGGCGGCCTGCTTGTCCTTCTGCCTCACGGTGAACGCCCGACGGACCTTCTCTTTGGTGATCTTGTCGTAAGGACCGTAGAACAACGTGACGGCGAAGCTGTTGAGCTTGTTGATGAAATCGAGCTTGGAGCTGACCTCCAGCTTGGTTTGACGGCTCTTGTCGTCGTTCATCATCATGTCGCCGGAAGCCAATCCTCCGGTCGCCCGGTTCAGGATGGAACGCGTCTCGTTGATGGCGGGCATCAAGGCGTTGTTCAAATTGATCCCCACCTGACGGTCGGGCATCTTCATGGTCGGCGGGATCATGATGGCCGAGCCGGAGTCGATGAGCATCATGTCCTGCTCGTCTTCCGTGGAGGCTGGCTGGAGAATCAACGACGACCCGACTCGGGCATTATCGAGCATCTTGCAATGGAGGATGTCCCCGGCGTTGCACAGCTGGAAGATCAAGTATCCCAAGCCGCGCACCGTGTAGAGCCGCCCGCCGTTACCGACGCTGAAAGGAAAAATCTGAAACGCCTGATCCACCGAATCGTAGTGGCCCGGCGATTTGAAGATGAACTCCTCGGTCCCGCCCTCTTGGTTGGACAAAGAGTTTTTGGCGGAGATGTAATAAGACCAGCGCCCGTCAAACTCTCTCACCCACGAATGAATGACAGCGATTTCCTCGCACTGTGAATCGACGTAAATCTCGTTGGCCTTGATCTGGCGCTGCATCTCTTCCCAGTCGTTCCAGTCGGACTTGACCTGACGGGCGCTTTGAAGGATGGCCTTGCGGATGGAAGCTTCGTTCCAACCACTGCCGCCAATCTTGCCGAACAACTCGGTAACGCCGTAAGAACCCAGCGAGTGGGTTTGTTCGGTTTTGGAGCTGACGATGCCGCTTTTGCGCGGAAACTTGAAATGGTCGAGACCCGCTACCGAATATTGCATCGTCTCGTTGTCGTCGAAATAGGCAATGGCCACCCCGTGCTTGACGTAAGTGGCCGCAAGCTGGATGTGCAAGGCCAAGGCCCCATCATCATCCCGGTCCATCACCGTGTATTCCTCGGCCAAAATCTGGCTCCATGTCAGTGCCTGCTGCTTGTCAACTTCGGGAAGAAGGGGTATGTCAGCCAACACCTTTGGAGTGGTGTAGATGTCGACGTAGGCGGCTTGCGCCTCGGTCAGGATGGTGGCTCCCTCGCCGGTGGTGATGTTAAAGCGGTCGCTTTGACCCTTGTTCTCCAGCTCGGTGGCGTCGTGCGGCGGCGTGTAGTCGGCCAACCCATCCACCAAAGACCGGTTAAACGAACTGTCGTTATCTGCCTCCTTCAGCAGTTCGTAGCTGTTGCGGGCGGCAGCGGGTGAACCCAGCCTCTCCTTTGGCTCCTCCAGCGTTTCGGCGTCGAGGGTTTTTAAGTCGTCGAGCGACTTCTCCGATTCGCGGAAGAGGGAGGTGGTCATAGGTGTTTAGCCGGGCTAAAGATCAGCGTCCGCGCTCTTGAAGAGTTTGTGGATTGGCAATGACAATCGCACCCGCAGTGACGGAGGTGACGTCGATTTGAAGCTGACTGTGTGCGCCGTAATTGACCACTGCCTGCTGGCCGGACAAAGTGATCGGAGTGGCAAAAGGGACAAACACTCCGGGTGCCGTTGCATACTTCACTGTCGCCGCGATGGTTCCTGACGTTGAAAGATAGACAGTGCGTCCGGGAGTGATGTCAACAAGGTGGGTTCCTGCGACAGTGGGTGTGAATTTTTGCATGGGCGATGAGGAAGTTGCGCGTTTTTCCATTAAATCAGCTTGATTGTCAAGCATTCAAAATAATCAGCGCATCTTTCTTCCACAAACCGTCGCCAAACTCCGCTTGCCGTGGAACTTCTGCCACCCCTTGTCCATCATCTTGGCCACCTTCTTGACTTCGTCGCTTTTGAAATGACCGAGCGTGATGGCCTTCTCCACCAACAGGTTGAACGTGTCCGCGATGTCGGGAGATCGTTTGAGACGTTTCTTCGCCTCCTCCTTGCTTTCCACCCGGACCGTCCGTCCCTCCTTCTCGTGATATTCGCGCTCGATGAGTTCGGCGATGAGCGCCTTGCTGATTCCGGTAATTTGCCCCGACCGGATGAACTCCTTCGGCTGAATCCACAACTCGCTGTTCTTGTTGAAATAGCCGCAATCCTCGTTGCGGAAGACAATCGTCCGGTCGCTTGCCTTGCCTTGGAAATTCACCTTCTGCACCGACGACGACCACTCCATGTCGACGACGTGACCAAACGGCGTCCCCGCTCCGGTGTTGTCCATGATCGCACGCGTCGGCTTGACGTCCCATTCATCGCACAGCTTCTTCCAGCCCCTCACCGTCTGGTGCGTCAACGCCACCGCCTTGTTTAAGACATCGTCCTCGATGGTCTGGTAGCAGCACAGGTGCAGGTGATCTCGCCCGTCCACCTTTCCTAGCTTGCCGATCAACGCCTGACTGCGGTCTCCACCACGGCTATGCGCCGGGTCAATCGCTCCCAGCGTGCTTGGAGTGTTGTCCCAGATCGGCTCCTTCTCCTCCATTGCTCCGGCATTCAAAAACTCCACCTCCGAGTAAATCGAATTGCTCGTCCCGTCCGGACACCAGAATGCTTTCACAAACCGGTAATAGCCCCGGCTGGTCTTGCCTCCCCGCTTTTCCGCAATCCGGTCACAATACGCTTGGTCGGTCATCCACTTAATGTGGCCGAACAGCTCTGGATGGGTGATGCGCGGGCATTGCTCCGCGTTGAGACGGATGCAGGCACCATACTTGGTCGTCCATCTTTCGTCGTTCTCCGTCACGCTGCGCCAGCCGTCTTTCGGCTCGCACAAGTCCCCGAACGGGTCGGTCAACCGGTCCGGGTTGGCCATCCCCACGAACATCAACCTCTCGTTCGAAGTCATGTTCTCATACGCCGTCGTCAAAATCCCGTCGGTCAAGTGGTTAAACTCGTCTGCCGCGACAATTACGTTTGGGTTCTTGATCCCCAGCAACTCGTCACTCGCTCCGTCCGACGCACTCCCCGCCGGTTTCAACAACACCCCGCTGTTTCGGTCGGTCCCCATGCTTTGGTTCAACCCCTTGATGTAACCGTTCGAGTCGATCAGCTTCCCGGGACACCCCTTCTTCTGCGCCTGCGCCCACAACTGAGTGATGCTCTTCCAAATCCGCGTCCGTGCCGCATCCTTGGTCGTCGACATCACAATGAAGAACGTCTCCGTCGGACGCGCCCAATACTCCATGAGTCCGTAAAGCGCTACCCCGTGGCTCTTGCCCGACGACGACGCCCCAGCAATCCCCAGAAACCGCTTGTCCTGCCAGCCGCCGATCATTTCCCGCACGATCAACTCCAACCACGGCGTCCACAACACCCGGCAAATGCTGCCCTCGCAGTTGAACGCCAAGTCCACCGCTGCCTTGAAATACCGATACCGGTCATCCGGTTCAATCGCACTCCCGTCTCCTTTTTCCTTCCCCAGCGAAAACATCCACAGCCAGCAAACCAGCTCGTCCGCTCCCACTGGAAACTCGCACCCGTCAATTACAATCCCTCGTTTTGCAGCACTCATAATGGTTTAGCCTGACTAAAGAGTCTTGAGCGTGTTTACGTTCATTCAGCACTCATAGTCAAGCATTCTTGATTTTCTGCCTGATAAAAGACCTTGACTGTCAGGCTGAGTTTATTATTTAGGTGTCGTAAGCAGGGCCGTAAGTCATTGATCCCGCTTAAAAAACAGTCCTCCTTTTTTCCAAAGGACATGTTTTGTTTCGAAATTTGGAAGCACAAACAACCTGAAATCATGTCAGAACAAAAACAAAACTGGGGATCGGCGCTACACGAGCTGAGCATCATTGAGAATCAAAAAACGAAGTCAGAAGCTAACGCAGAAAGAAAGAAGCTGCTTCAAATCATTGATGAACAAAACAACCAGCTTGAAGTGGCTCTGGCCATTCAGGACGGCAAATCGGGCAAAGCGTTTTCCATGCCCTCACTCAAGTCGAACATGGGCGAAGCGGTTGCTTTCGCCATTGCCTCTGACTGGCACGTTGAGGAAACTGTTGATGCAAAGACAGTCAACAACCTCAACGAGTTTAACCTTGGGATTGCTGAGAAACGAATCGAGCTCTTCTTCAAGCGGGTGGTGAAGATGACCGAAATCCAGCGTCAAGGAACCAAGGTGGAGACGCTGGTCCTTGGATTGCTTGGAGACTTGATGACCGGATACATTCACGAGGAGCTTCGCGAGAGCAACGGGCTTTCTCCCACGGAGACCGTCTTGTGGTTGTCTGACCGGGTGGGCTCTGGCCTCAAGCTGCTCGAAAAAAACTTCGGTCGGATCATCATCCCCTGCTGCTACGGTAATCATGGCAGGACCACTTTCAAATCCCGCCACGGCACCGGAGCCAAAAACTCTTACGAGTGGATGCTTTACCACATCATCAAGAAGCAGTTTCCGCAGCACGAGTGGCAAATCTCCGACGGCTACCACAACTACCTTGAAGTGGACGGGCGGGTCATCCGCTTCCATCACGGAGACGACTTGAAATACCAAGGCGGCGTGGGGGGCTTAACCATTCCCGTCGAGAAAGCCATCGCCCAATGGAACAAAGCCATTCCGGCCAACCTTGATATTTTTGGCCACTGGCACCAATCCCAGCAAAACCCCAAGTGGATTAGCAACGCCTCGCTGATCGGCCACAACGCTTACGCCATCGCCATCAAGGCGGGCATGGAACCCCCCACCCAAACCTTCTTCCTCATGGACAAGAAACGAGGACGCACAATCACCGCCCCCATCTTCCTCGATTGATGGACATTTCCCTGACCATCATCCGAATCCTGCTCACGCCACTGGCCCTTCTCGGGCTCTTGTGCATCTGGATTTATGTGCTGCTCACCATGGGATACAGGCAAGCCAATGGAACCATCTGGAACATCCTCGAACTATGATTAAAATCGCCTACATCGCCGGTCCCATGACTGGAGAGCTTTGCAACTTTCCTGCTTTTGACGAAGCCAGAGACACCCTCACCGAGATTGGCTACAAAGTCATCTCGCCTGCCGACCTCGACCGCAAGGCTGGGTTCAACCCGCAATCCTCCACCGTGGACAAAAAGTTTCTCGACGAAGCCATGGCACGCGACCTCGCCGCCTTACAGCTCGTCGACACCTTGTTCATGCTCCCCGGCTGGAAGAAATCCACCGGAGCCACCGCCGAATACCACCTCGCACGATGGAGACACATCCCCATCTTTGAATATCCATCCTTCAAACAAATCTCCAAATAACACCACACCTCATGAAAAACAACTGGATCAAAACCGTCGCCACCATCAACCGAGAGAAATACACCATTCCTGATGGTTGGGACACTCGCGAACAAGTGGCCGAATCCCTCGAATGCTCCCCGGACCGCGTCTCCGACATCCTCAAACACGGCATCCAATCAGGACAAATCGAACGCCAAGACTTCCCTGTCTGGGACGACAACCGACGCCTCACCACCCGCGTCGTCTGCTACCGCATCAACTCCAAACCCACCCCGGAGAAACCCGCCTTCATCCAATCTTGCGAACAGGAACGAGTCCTCCGCGCCCTCAAACGAAACGCCAACCTCTCCGACAACGCCATCGCCAAAAACTGCCGGACCAAAATTGGCATCGTCAAACAACTCCGCGCTCAGCTCTAAAACCGCACCCACCTAAAGAGACAGGGCCAACACAGCCGCGCAACGAGAAACGGAAGGGGGAAACCTCTTCCGTTTTTTCTTCCCCCCCATCTACGCCTGAAAAATTTTTTTCTGACCCTAGCTTTCACTCCCACCCTCATCTTTAGCCGGGCTAAAATTAGCGTCCTTGGCGCGTGACATTCCTCACCAATTGCATAGTCATTGATTCCAAGTTTTCATCTTCAAAAGCCGCCTTTGCCGCCGCAATTTGACGAGCGCGATCCGGATCAACTACAGGGACATCCCCCTCACCTCCTTGACCATAAGTGAGTGGATGCTTGGCTTTCTTTTTTTGATGGAGCCCAAACAACTTATCCTGATGCTCTTTCATCGCCAGCGCCTCACCCGCCGCTCTATTCGCGTCCATCACCCCACCCACCATCCCTGTCGCCCGCACCACCGTCGTCGGCAACTGCCCCGGATCAATCGCACTCAATCCAAACTCAACTCCAGATAAACTGCCGTCAGCACCTTCCGCCTGCGTCTTCTCCCAGTGGTCCTTATCCGTCAACAGCCGTCCAGCGTCAACTCCGGCACGAACCACAGACATCACCGCGTTAGCTTTGCCCAACCCTCCCGCAATTGCACCCACCTTGCTCGATCCATGCTTTAACGCCAAATCGGCAACCGAAGCACCAAACCCTAGATTTGACATCACCGAGTCGCCTTCATTTAACGCCTGATGAACCTGCGCCACCAAATTGGCGTCCTCCTCATCCGTTCCGGCATCCGGCGAATTACCCTTCGCTGGCGGGCGCTTCTTCAACACCGATGGGTCCCATCCTTTTGGCATAACCAAAATCTCTTTCGCCAATTGACTTCCGTTTCCCATACCTGTCCATAACCTCAACACGCCTCAATTGTCAACCCCATCCTTCTTTAGCCGGGCTAAAATATTTTTATTTTCCCCAGTCGGTTTTTTAATGACTGAAAATTTATTTTTTTTCACGACGAACCCATACTGTCCTTCTCTTCTGTGTGTAGCGATGGGGTGTTGAGGTGACACCCGTGGCCCCCTCTGAGGCTCTGTGAGCGTCAGTGAAGAGCCTACGCTACAGCCTGCACTGCACACCCCTGTGTGCCACCCACTCTCAGTAGCCACTGCATCACGTTGATGTAGCCTACGACATGAGCCAACACCAGCAGCGTAGCTCACTGCACTATAGAGACATACGTATGAAGACCAACCTACTACTCGCACTCGCCCTTGTGGCCCTCGCCTTCATCTCATCGTTGTTCGGTGGGTGTGATGATGGAGACGTCCGTGTCCTTGAACCAAGCACGCCAGCTGTTGTGCACGGGAAGCTGAAGGGAGGCCAGCCATGAGCGTCTTCGATGACAACTGGGTGAACCACTGCCTCAGTCTCATCTACGCACGAGCCCACCGCGATAGGGAGGAGACACTGGAAGCCCAGCTTGAGCTCCACCTCCGCCCCGTGAGCGAGGTCTGAGCCTTCCCCGTGGGATATCACCATTCAACGTGGTGGTGTCTCTAGGGGAGGGATTCACATCCTCTCCTCATTCCATCCATTTCCGCCCATTCTTTATTCCGTCGTCAATCGTCTGCGGAGGCGAGAAGGAGGAGCTTTGTGTCTTTATTACCTGCACCGAGGACGCTTCGCGTCTCTGTCTCCGTGGTAATCACGTCCTTAAACCCAGCCGTTCTTCGCCGTCTTGAATCTAATTTATTTCGCACGCAACTCATTGATAACGTGTCTTATCCTAATCCTTAGTAAGCTACCCAAGTTACTTTGTTCTTGCCTCCAACAGCACACACAACGCTATAATCCTCCGCAGAGCGGCTTGTGAGGGATCTGAGAATACCACATGCGAAAGGCAAAACGGGGCTTTACAGGGGCTTTACGAGGGCTTTAGCGGGGCTTTAGAAACGGATGGGCGTTTTTGACGATGTTTGAGGGGTGTGATGGGTGAAGGCAGGGTGCGTGCTTTAGTCAGGCTAAAGACAGAGGCTTAGATGTCGATGGTCCTGCGAGGTTGGAACCCCTGAGTGGCGAGAAGTTGGATTGACACGTTGGATTGTGAGGCGGCGGAGCCTTCAGGATCGATGGCTTTGGAGAGTAATTTCTCAGCGGCGGCGGCTTCGGCGAAAGTTTGCGGGACGGGGGCGAGAGCGAAAAACCGTTGCAAGGCCTTGTTGGTCCCTTGGTAAAGGGCTTCTCGTTGTCCCTCTTTTCGGGAGGCCCAGAGGGCAGCTACGGCGGCAGCGGGATCAGATGTATCTTGGTCGCCACGGGCAAGAGCATTTGCCACCCTTGTGGGAGTGGCCCAGCGTTCGTCGGAGGATCGTTCGTGGATAGTTCCTTTTGCGATGTTGAATTGCTTGGCGACGTCGCGGGCAAGGGCTCCTGCTTCGATGAGGGAGCGGATGATGAGCCAGTCGTCGTCGCTCACCTTCTTGTGAGGGCAGCGAGCCATGAGAACGGGCTTGAGAGGCACCGCTTGGGTGCTTGGATCACTTTCAGGGATGGAGTCGGACATGACTCTCCCTAAACACTCTA